GGAAGATTTCCTGTTCGACTCGCCGGCGGGGGATCGTCAATCCCCTTGTCAGGCTGCGCCGGCCGTGCTACGCGTATATGGCACGGCCTCTGAGATCGTCTTGACGGCAGCGCATTCTCGGTCTTCTGCGCTTCGGTGCATCTAGGGGCACCAGCCACTGTCCGTCTAGACGGCAAGGCAGCTGTACAACATGGTGCGGTGCGCTGACGATCGGCCTATCTAGGTCGACCGGGCTCAACACATAAGTGGTCCAGTAGTCACGCCACGACTGGGGACACTTATCCACCATGTAGTCCAGCTTAAGTGGGCGGAGTTCGGTACACTTGTCAAAGTAGCGCTCCACAGCGCGCTGCTCTTCAACAGTAATCCCGTATTTCTTCTCCACGAGGAACCGAGTATTAATCGGTGGCTCCAATCGGGTGATCCGGCTCTCATCAGCCAAAGCATCCAACAGTTGGTCCCTCTCCCACATGCTCATCCCTTTGCGCGAATTCAGCACCTTCACCATCCTAATTCTACGAACATCTCGCGTCTCTCTTAAGACATAATGAGCGAGTGCCGAAATAATTGGACAGCCTGGGTACTGATGCGCTAGGGAGAGCGCCTTGCACCTAAGTAGAGGTCTTAGGATTTTTGTTCCTGATCGCGAGTACCTCGCCGACGCCCACCCGACAGAGGCCAAAACCTCCAAAGGATTAGTGACGGTGAGCCTATCATCCGTGTCGAAGATCATTCCGCAGAACGATGCCTCAGCAAGGGAGTCTGTTTTCTCAAGCTTGATCCTCAGTCCGAGCTTATCGAACAAGCTTTCGTCTGGTGTCCCAGAGCAGGTGAAAAGTCCATCGTCACCCTCAACAACACCACGTACGTCCCTACAAGCACTCTTCTCGAGCACAAATAACATGAACATCAGATTCGAAAACCCATTGCCCAATGACGTGTTCATCTCTCCCGACATCCTACTTCCCACCAACGACACGAAGAAGTCTCTATACTCGCACCAGTTTAGTCCACCGAGCACTCTAACCACTACATCCATGAATGCCCTCCCGCACGGTAACGCTTTCGTCATGTACTCGTAGAGCCGAAACTCCACTTTTTCCATTAGCGGCCGCACGAAAAGGGACTCGAAGGCTGTGTAGTCACTGACATAATAGGTCCCCGCTTCTCTGTAGAGAAGATCGTATATATATTGGGGCCGTTCTGCCACGGGAATGTGCTTAACAAAGGACGGGTGCTCGTAGAGCTTCTCCTCTATCAACCTGAAAATCGGCCCGACCAACGATTTAAACTCATCAGTCCGTGAGTTGATCGCTCTGGCGTATTTCCAAGTGTCATACGTTTCGTCCTTCATGAAAGACTTGACCGTGGTCCAGTCCCTCAGCACGACACCATTGTAATTCTCCCAAGTGTGGTCCATCACTTCCCATTTGGCGCGCAATTCGCCTTTTCTCCACAGGGGATAATTGGTCTTTTCTATCCACGCCTCAAAAGACGTGTCGGCATGTGGCTCCAACGGTGTCAAGTTGTCCACTAGCCATTTATCTACAAACGCTCCCAGTTCATCTAGCAACTGTACATCAGGTGCCGGTGGCCTTATCGCAAATCTCTTTACAACACCGGCAATTGTGGTCAGTGGGTCCTTCGGATCAGGATGTGGCATTGCAGCCCCCTCCAAAGCTATTCCTAAGTCGGTCGCCACCGGCGGCCTGACACTCAAGTCAACAACTAAGGGGAGGCTGATAGCTGCTTCTCGCTTCATGGGTTGAAGGATAGGCAAATCCACTTCCGTGACACGATACCCATAGCACCACCTCTGAGCTAGAGTTCTGGTTGGGGAAAATCCTCGGCCGCATCCGCATGCATTTTGCGATACAACGCAAACAAGTACCGTGAAGTGTCTTGCTTCACGTTAATTCGCCCCAGCGAAAGATACCTATCATAGTTGACCACATGCAGCGAACGCATGGCCGCGACGATGCGCAACCAGGCGACCTCCTCATTCGCGGAGAGCGCCAAATTCACATCAGTGGCAATTTGAGAGACCATCTCTAGAGAAACATACAACGTGTCTGACCAGTACGACGCCAGCCAGGCAATCGGCACCTCTATGCCGAAAAAGTGAACAAATGCAGTTATCCCAATCATGCCATATCGCGGTTCATGCCTTAGGTCGAGGAGAGCGTTGGCTTCCGGACGCAGGTCCCCGTGGCGCCGATGAAAACGCCCCAGGTACCGGTACTTCCGGCGTACCCCCACCCCCGCAAACACAGCAAGCACAACCAGCAAGTAAAATTCATCGAACAGTGCGCTCCCAAGCACCATTGCGAGAACCAAAACAGTACAGGCCACGTAATAGGGACTCGAAAACCAAAAGGTATCCAATTCCCAGTCAGTGTCCTGGACCAAATCGGCCCACGCCTCGCCCCTCTCGGGGTATTCGATTTCCTCGACTGCCAGCTCCTCGCCGGGCGGATCCGGATTTCCCGCCGGAACGGGCCCCCCATTGGGAGGAATCGGATTAGCTGCCGGTGCAGCCCCAGCGTGTCCGCCGGGATTTCCTCCATTCCCTCCAGCATTGATATTGATGACTACTGGGGGGGGACGTTGCCATCCACCCTCTCGGCCACCGCGCGCAGCACCCTCGCGAACCAAGTCAGGATTCCCCTGCCCGTCACGAATGCCGTCGCGCTCTTCAGGTCTGCGTGCAGCTCTGCCGCGCCCGCTCGCATGCTGGACACCTCTGCCTCGACCAGCTCCCCTAGGGGGTTCAACAGGTTCTTGGCCTTGCGGTACACCCTCACGGCGCAATACACGAATACGACGAGGAGCGTCAGCCCCAGGATTAACTTGCCCAACATTGAGTTCTTCTTGCTCGATGTCTTCGCCATTCATTCGGATTGAGTAGTGTCTAGTGTAATTGTCATGGAAGGTTCAGTTTTAGGTCTTCGGACCCCGGTAGCCCCGGCGGGCCAAGGTAATGCCCCTAAATCTGTAGTTGAACGGCTCATGCCCCGGTCGAAGACCTCAACGTACAGAACCTCGCAATACCGAGATGACAACTTCATGTCTTTGTGGTCACCCACCCGACCATTCAGGCCGGCCTACGAATCTCACCGGCACAAC